TCTTAGCCCAAACGCTATTCTCCTAAGTAAAGTTAGAAGCAATACCTTGTTGGACAAGGGTATCCTGTTCATTCAGATTGAATATACAGGGGTCCCCGACCCATCCAGGCATTGCCAAGAAAACTCATTAGCAGCTTCCTTCCTTACTTTCGTGACCTCGGTGTAACTCTAAGACAACCACGTTCTTAGATCCTGCACCCAGTTTCCCCATTCGTTAGGGGGTCAGTGACCGAAGCCTTTCAGGCGGAATTCCCACTGCGCGAACTTTTCCTCAGCAAGTACCGGTTAAAGATTCAAGAATTGTACCTCTTCGAGGCCCAGACTCAAGAATCTATATGAATCGAGAATAAGGTTAGTAAATACGTTTAGTTCACTTAGGTCTACGTTGTCTTGTTTTCAAGATAAACGATAGAACCTTTAATGGACTAGAACGCACTTTGTCCCCTACCTCAATTCCCTTTTTATTACCATCTAGCTTTCATTGGCCCCTCTGCACAATTTCTCTAAACTCACGGTAACGATCCATATCGTCAGTCAAACTGACTAAATATGGAAGGTTATCCATGGCTTTTCGATCTCATGTAGAGAAGTTACTTACTAGACCATCCATATGTTTTTTACATTCCATATAGACAGTCATATAAATGGTCTGTTTATCAAAGTCTTGACGACTCCAACCCACCTGGGGAGTGAGCGTGAAGTGTTGTTCTTCTAATAAACCAGGAATTAAGGCCTGTATGATCTCCTTAGCTAATAGCCCCGCATGGTCTTCTTTTCCCACTTTGTCTCAAAATGACTGCAGTGGACGTCAAAGGGCCAAACGGACCCATACTTGTTCTACATCCCAAATTTTCTCTCGAATTTCCTTCTTTGAGAAAGTAGGGACTTCTTTACGAATCAAATCGGTTACCAATCTCTCGACATAAGATGTCTTAAGATTAAGTAACAGACTTTTATAGAACTTTCTGAACGGGTTTTCCTCATCATATAATGATTTCAGAAGATCCGCCATACTAACCAAGCCCTGGTTGGCAAACATAGTAAATAAAGCAACAAGAGAAATGTTATAATTTCCCTTCTTGAATTTACCCTGTCTGACCAATAGTCTATATCATCTCATAACAGATTGAGAAACAATGCCTTTCGCCAAAAGCGAGAAAGCAATGTTAACACGACCCATCATGGTGTTCTGTGATATAAACATTTGCCAGGAAATAGCCGATACGTTCTCACCATTGTGGGAAGTAACCTTTGCAAACTCAGTAGTTCGATTACTCGCAACCACTGATTTTGCCAGGTTAATGCCCACGCCCAGCTCACTCATTATATCTAAGTAAGCGTGAGCGACATCTCTGTCAAAGATGACAATGTCGTCACCTAGTAGTTCATATCCCGTGTACCAGCGGTCACGATTTAAGATCTGACCACCTCGGGCACCTTCTCCATATTTCAGGATAAGTTTACCGTTGATGGCTAGACCTGTCCACCCATGAGCACGCCAATAAGCGAGCTGAACTAGGAAGTGATGAGTCACTGCCAGCATGGCCCAGGACGATAAGGCCCCCATCGGTTGCCCGACTGAGTACCTTAGTGTCTCAGAACCATACTTTTCGTTATCAAGAACGTACTCACGATCCACCAATAGTGACTTCCAGGCTAGTGCAAAGTCCTTTCCAAAAAGGACCTCTAGCACTGACACCTGTAAGGCTATCGGCAATCTATCGGTTGCGGCTGAAAGGTCATAACCAAATGATTGACCCGATACTTTCACTTTATCCATACTTCTGCGAACAGAAGCATGTTGGTCAAAAGTACCGTCATTCGGCAAGTTTTTCAAAAAGTCGAATAGATACTCATGTAGAGGTTTTAGCACATTTTGGGTTCAACAATCTACAAGAGCAAATATTCGGACTTTACCTGCAGCCTCCTCCTTTGCGGCGAGCTGCCCTATGTTTCCATGGAAATTATCTTTAGGACAATATCCAATTCCCCATAGTTCAGCAACATACTCCTTGAAAACGTATAGTCAGAAACTATACTGCTCCCAAAGAGCAATGTTTGTCTGACCACAAAGGACCTTAATATGGTGACTCATACCCAAACGATCTAAGATCGTAGGAGTAGCGAATCATCCATGTCAAGAGACAGAGTGGATCGGAG